CGTAATCGGTCGGGACGCCATCAAACTCGCCCTCGCCCACGGCGATCAGCAATTTCGCAAGGTTGGTCGAGCGCAGGCTGTCGCTGGCTTCGACCGGCGACTTCGGCTTGCTGCTGCCGCCCTTCTCGCCGTGGATCTCGATCTGTTGCGCTGCGCCCATGCTTTCCTCCAGGCATAAAAAAACCGCCTCGCGGGCGGTTGGTGTGTTGCGGTCCTGCTTACACTTTGTCTTCAGCCAGGATCGAGGCCGAGATGATCATCCCGCCCCACCGGCGTTCGCCGATGCAGATCGGTACCGGGTTGCCGCTGGCCGTGGTGTTCTTGGCGCTGCCGAAGGCGTAGGACGGTGCGTTCTCAGGGGAGGCGCTTTGCTTCAGGCCTGAGGCTTGGGGGCTGAGCATTTGAATCACGCCGCCGGCAGTCATTGCAAGACCAGCGGAGAACAGAGATGGACCAGCGCCACCGGCAAAAAATGATGCGGCAATCAGCACGACGCCGATGATTGTTTGAAGTACGCCAGCGCGCTTACTTCCTGAAATCACTGGAACAATTCGAATTTCCTGAGCGCCCCCGAGTGCAAAATCTTTTTCGCCCACATTTTTCCGATTTCGGAAAATCGCGAATCGCATACCGCGCCGGTCCAGATCCTTGATCGCCCCTTCAAACCCGTCGATTGTGCATTTCAATGCCTGGAACGCTTCGCCAACCGATTTACTGCCAAGCTCTCGGTAATGCACGCGTCCGAATAGCCTTGCAAGCGGGCCAGATAAAAGAATGGTGGTCATTGATGGTTTAGAAATTGCCGTGGCCGCCATGTGTTATCTCCTGACGAAAAAAAAAACCAATTGGCGGTTTTGATAAATTGCTCGGGTTACAGGCACTCGCGAACTGCTGCCTCAAGTGCAGCGCGGCCCCACATTTTTGACCACGGCAACCGCTGGTACAGTGCGACTTTGCTACCTGTTCCAGCGCTGGAAACTTCAAGCACCTCATCGGTCATCATGTCAGTTGCAACGACCAGCCGATAGCCGTTCTCTGTCTCAGACATGGTCGAAGTCGAGCGCTGCTCCTGCCACTTCGGGAATACGCACAGGGCGTACTTCTTGGCTGATTTATTGGTGGGTGCGCTGATGGTCGGATCGTTCTTCCTCACATCTCCGGGCGACGAGCACCCCGCCAACAGCGCTACCGCCAGCGCTCCTACGATCAATTTCATGCAGGTCACTCCTGTGGAAATGGCCCACGATATCACCGTGCGCCCTTGTGGCGCAGCACCAGGCGCGTGCGCTCGCCCCACGGCCCACCGAAAACAATTACCTCTGATGGCCGGCCGTATAGGTGGTGCAACAGGAAAGGACCTGGACCGAACGTCGCGGCATCCTCGCCCGGCAGCGCTGGATCGGCGCCGAGGAAGATCCCGGCGTGATTCGGGTAAACCGTCCGCCCCACTTCCATCACGATCATGTCACCGCGCTGGGGCTGGTCGACTCGGTAGAAGCCGGCAGCCTCGTAGTTCGCCTCATACAAGCTGGCATTGTCCCTACTCTCCCACCAGCCATCCGCTCGCTTGAATGCTTCGAAATCCAGCCCCCATTCGCGCTTGTACCAGTCGGCGCAGACCTGCCAGCAGTCCCAGACGCCGTGTACGAAAGGCCGCTTCAGCAGCGGTACCTCGCCGGACGGCGTGATCGTTCTCAGATCTCCCTCCGGCCAACTGAGAATGTGCCACGGCAGCGCAGTGGCCTCGCACATGGCCATGTCGCGCGGTGACGGCCGGCTGGTCGCGTCCGGATGCGAATGCACCACGCCGATCACTTCGCCGACGTCTTCGGCCGCCGCGTATTCCTCTGGGTCGATTCGGAATTCCTCGTTCGGCTCGGTAGACACGTTGCGGCACGGGTAATACTGCTGCTTGCGGCCTACAGCGAGCAGTAGGCCGCAGCACTCTTTCGGGTACTCGGCCGCCGCGTGCGCCTGGATCGCGTTCAGTATGTGCTTGCGCATGGTCAGCTCCTTGCGATCAGGGAAACGGCCGGGAAGCCACCGAAAGGCAGCGGGTTGCCCTCGCCGAAGCGCGGGATGCAACCCCTTCCCAGCGTGGCGTCGCATTCGTCCAGCTCAGGGTTGTCCGTGACGACGCCGTCCTTGGTCACGTAGGGGCCGGTGTACCCACAGTTCGGCCCGCGATAGCCGCCGGTGAGGCACCAGTGGCACAGCGTCGTGGCCTGCCGTCCGATGGACTCGTTGCCTACGTCGCCCGGGCTGGCCAGCTCCCAACTGACGTTTTCACCGTCCTCGTTCGTTTTCTGGTCGATGTACCAGACCTCGATCGTCTCCTGGGTGGGATCTGCCGCCGGATTGCCGTCCGGGAAGTTCGCCGCGTCCAGGTAGGTGCCCAGCGTGTGGCGCATAGTCAACTTGAACTCGAGCAGATCCTCGAACGCGAGGCACAGCGCCGTGATCCGCCCATTGACGTTGCCGACCGACAGAGTGGGTCGAACCGCAGTACCGTCGCCGTTCGCCTCGATGCCGTCGATCTGCATCGGCCAAGCGCTGTACTCGTTGCCCTGCCAGTAAATCGCCTTCGCCGGCAGTTGGTCCGCGTTGTCGCCGGCGGCGATCAACTCGGCCGCCGTGTGCGGTATCGCGTGCCCGTGGAAGCGCAGAACGTCCGCACCGTAGTCCGTGCCGTCCAATTCAAAGAGCAACACTTCGCTGCCAGGCTCAAGCACCTGGATGTCACTGATCAGTGGCATGGTTGCCCCTTATGGTTGGAATGCCCGCTCGAACGTGGCGGTGAGCTTGAAGACGCCGCCGCCCATTGGTGTGGGAGCGGGATTTTTGCAGGTGAACAGCCCGAGCTCGCCCAGCGGCGTTGTCCAGAGAAACGCTTTCGCGCCGGAGTGCCGGTCGAGAAACTTCATGATCTCCAACGCCGTGGCCTTTTGGCCGACGCAGGTAACCGGGTAGGAGTCCTCTTTATTGTTCGGCCCGTCGCCGACGTTCTGCGCGTAGCCGTTGCCGAACTTCGAGGTGCGCACCCGATAATTGATATCAGGTGTTTCCCCGCGCTCGGTTGGCCAGGTGAATTTCTCGATGGCCATCAGGCCCTCCCATTTGCATTTCGGAAACTGGTACCGCCCGCGCGCCAAGAGTCAGCGACGGCTTTCTCGGCCACGGCCTGCATTTGCGATTGCAGGTTTCTCGACAGAGCCTGCTGGTCGATCTGCATCCCTTCGGAGCCTCGATCCTGGGTCACCACCGTGACCGGTGCGCTGATGCTGATCGCAGTACCAGAGCCACCGCCGGCGGCGAGAACACCCAGCTTGCCGCTGGAAGTCCGGGTCAGCGGCATGATCGCCTCCGGCCCCGCCTCACCCATGACGCCCGCCCGGCCACCGGCCATCCCGAAGGCGGTCGGTGTGCTGACGATGCTGTTGGTGAATGCACCACCATTGGCGAACATCTGCACGCCGGATGACCAGGCGCCACCGAGCGCTTGCGGGAAGTAGCTACCGGAGTAGCCGGCCGACGACGCGCCGAGATTCGACGACGTTGCGCCAGCAGATCCAGCCGCCAGCCCATTACCGCCGCCACCTCCTGTGAAGTAGCTGGTTGCGGCACCGACAAGGCTGCTCAGCAACGAAGAACTGGCCTGACGGGTCGCTATCCGCGCCATATCCGCCAGAATCGACTTGGTGAAGTCGGCGAACGACAGCTTCCCGGTCATGGCGAAGTTGACGACCGCGTCCTCCATCGAGCTGAAGGCGTTGCCGAACAGGGTTTTCGTCTGGCCGGCAATGTTGCTCGCCGAGTCCAGGTAGTTGGCCCAGGCCGATGTCGCGCCTTTGGTCCAATCACCCTGCGCTGCCTCCACATCCGCGTAGTTCTGGCGGATTTGGTCAGTGGCCGCCTTGTTCGCGTCGGCGAGCGCCTGCGACTTGCGGGAGAACTCTTCCTCCGACATGTTCCGCGATGGATCTGACTTCTGATTCGCGAGTTCCAGCGCTTGTTGTGCGAACCGGTCTTCCTGGCTGTTCAACTGGTTGTTGAGAGCGTTCTGACGATCGCCCTGGCCGACGCCGAGAACGGCGCGCTGCCCTGCCAATTCCAGAGCCCTCTGTTGCTGGGCCAAGGCTTGGACGTAGGTCGTGATCGACCGCTCTTGTCGAGCAAGGCGACCGGTCTCGTTCGTGGCCAGAACCTCAAGCTGGCTGTCCGCCTCTTTCTGCGCCTTGACCATCCCGGCTCGCGCATCTGCGATCTTCTGGTCGAGTTGGATGCTTTGCACAGCAGAGGTGGTCTTTTTCGCCCTTGCGGCTTCCAGCGCTGCAATCTCAGCCTCGTAGGCTGCTGTCACCTCGTCGCGCTCGTTGCCGATCAGCGCTTCACGTTTCAGGGCATAGTCGGCTTGAGAAATGAGTCCAGCCTTCTGCACTGCGTCCAGTTCTTTCTGAGCGTTTTTGTACTCCTCGCTGATGGCTGCCAGGTTGTTCTTGGCGTTGTTGAAGCCGGTCAGATCGACCTGAGTACCAGCGGCTTTCGGATCCTTGAACTGGTCGTTGATATTCGCCAGGTTCTTGTCGATCGCTGCCTGATTCAGGCGCGGGTCGTTGGGTGCGACCTTGCGGATGTCTTCGAGCTGCCGCTTGTACTCCTTGATCGCCTCGGTACGCTTCTGCTCGTTCGTCCATGCAGACTTGGTCAGGGAATCGACCTTTCCCATGGCGGTAACGGCATCCTGCTGAGCCTTCGCCTGCTCGCCTTCCCATTTGGCAATATCGGCTTCCGCAGCCTTTTGATCCTCAAGCATGATCAGGCGGTTTCGCCGGAACTCAATGAGGGCATCCTTCGACTTTTGGCTTTGAAAAAAGCCGTCCATGGATTCAGCTTCACGGAGATCGTTCTGTGCGGTCTCGATCTCTGCATTGATGTCTCGACGGCCGATGTTCTTCAGTCCATCAGCGGCGCGGGCTACGGCGTTGTAACCTTTTTCCCAAAAGCTCAGGTTCTCCAGGATCTTCGGCGTGCGTTGATTGATTGCATCAGCGTACTGCTCGGTCGCCAGTTTCACAGCGCAGGCGTGATCGCCCTGCTTCTCCAGCGCGGCGATCTGCGAGTAAACCGAAGCGGTCAGGTAGTGGTATTGCTCATTCAGCGCAGCAGATGCCTTGACCGGGTCGTCAGCGAGCTTAGCGAACTCGGCCACGGTCTCGCTTACGGCCTTGCCAGTTGCCTCCTGCATCGACACGGCAGCCTGAGTGATACCTGTGAAGCTCTCACCGGCAATCTTCCCGTTACCAGCCAGCAATGCCAAAACTTCAGCCGCTTGCCCAGTGGTGCCGACCGTGGCGCTGACTTGCCGCGCCATGTCGCCCAATTGCCCGGTGCTCACGCCGGCGTAATTGCCAGTCAGGATCAGCGATTTGTTGTAGCTGTCCTGCTCTTCGCTGCCTTTGTAGAAGGCGTAGGCCAACACGCCAACCGCCGCAGTGGCTAGCGCGAGCGGAGCCAGCATCGGCGCCCAATTGCGCAACCGCACGTACGCCGCTACCCCAGTCTCCCGAGGACAGCGCATTCCCCAACTGAACGACGTTTTCCTGTGCCTGACGTGTGCCGAGGCGAAGCTTGTCGAAACCGGTGGTGGTTTTGTTGAGCTTGTCGTAGTCCTTGTCGATCTTGCTCAGGGCGGTGTTGTACTCGTCCTGGCTGATCCGGCCGGCATCCAGATGCTTGCCCAGTTGCTCGACTTGAGTGTCCAGCTTCGCCAGTGCGGCGCGGGCCGGATCAATGGCGCCCAGCAGACTATTCAGGGCCTTCTGCTCATCCATCGTCGACTTGGCCAGCGCCACCTGCTGCTTGTCGAGCTGCGCAGAAATCTTGGCGGCCTCAGCCTCGCCATAGGCGCCGGTCTTGGTCAGCTTCGCCAATGCTTCCCGCTGTTTTGCGAGATCCTGCGTGGTCTTGGCGTTGGTAGATAGCGATTTCTCCAGCGCCTGCATTTCGTTCATCAACGAAACGGCGGACTGCTCGGCGCGGCCGCCGGCCTTCG